TATGATGAAAGGGGCAACCGATCTGGCGTCTGCATTCAATGTTTTCTGGGAGGGCAAAGGAACTCGTAAATAATAATTAATGCGTTTCTTTATCCAGAATAATTTAGGAGGTTTATGTATAGATGTCCGACACTCCCAGAGAATATACGATTTACCGCCTCGCCTGCAAAACCCCCGAATGCCCCTCCAAATACATTGGAAGCACCAAATCATTTAGCACCCGAAAATCCACTCATAGGCGCAACTGTGGTGCGGGACTTAATTACCGCATTTACGAAACCATTCGTGCGAATGGTGGATGGGATAATTGGGAAATGTCCCCCATAGAAGTGCTTACATGTTTGAAACAGGAAGCATTGAAACGGGAGCAATATTGGATTAACCATCACAATGCAGATCTGAATATGGTTAGGGCAAACCTCACCGACGAGGAATACGCCCAATACCAACGAGCATATTATATTGACCACAAACAAGCAATGATTGAGCGTGCTATGAAATATTACGACGATAATAAAGACAAGTGCCTCGCATACCAAGCACAATACCGTGCCGAGAATGCCGACAACATCAAGGCGTATATGAAGGAGTATCGCACGGAAAACAAAGACAAACTCCGCGAATATATGCGGGGATACATGAAAGCATACAATGCAAAAAAGCGTCAAGAAAAGGCGACAGTTTAGACATTAATATCTGATTATTAATGTATAATGGCAAAAATCGGCAAACTCTTTGACGAAACACCCAAAGTGATTAAGGGCGGAAAACTTACACCCGAAGAATTGAGAGAAAGACGCAATGAACAATCCAGAGCAAAGCGAGCAAGGGATAAAGCAAAGAAGGCGGGAGTACCGCCACCAGCACCACCACCAGCACCAGCACCGCCTCCGCCACCTCCCAAAGAAGAGATTAAACTCTCCATTGAAGAGATTAAACCACCCCCCAAGGCAAAGCGAACAAAAATGACCCCAGAGGAATTGAAAGCACGTCGCAATGAACAGACCCGCAAATACCGTGCTGCGAAGAAAGCATCCGAACCTGCACAAGCACCCACACCGCCAACTCCGGAAAAACTTATACCTCCGCAACCCACCTCACCCACATCCGTGGTTGATGCCCCCTATGGATACACCGCCAGTGGTCGCATTCGCAAGAAACCCATTAAAGAATCCACCGAGCGTCGTGACCGTATGCCTTCACGAAGCGCCGCTTTACAGCAAAAAGTGGAAGATGAAAGAATAAAAAAATATACCGAATCGAGCGTTAAGTTCAGACAATTTAAAATGACCCCCGCAGAAAAAAAAGCAGATCTTGATTACTTGGCGAAAATTAGAGGCGAAGATGACCCCCTTATCATTAAATTGAGAGAATCTTATAAACCTATTGAACCCATTGAAAAAAAACCCAGTGGACTGCAATTAAACAGTTATGAAAAAGCAGTCGTTGATTTAATGTATCCATCCTATTCATTGAAAATTGGAACAGGAAAAAACGATATAAAATTGGTCGATCTCGGCGGTTCAATCCCCAAAGACTCTGAAATGAGTGGAAGCGAACCTGAAAAATACGATTATTTTAAAGACCGTCTGTTTTTGATAAATAGGTTAAGATATAAAAACCCTGATGAATATATTTTACCCTATTACACCGATATTGTTGAATCGTCTTTTCCTGATAAGATTAAGATTACATATTACAACTCCACCTCGGATGGGGACAAGATGATTGGAAACTATGAAACTCGGAATGTTTTATTGCATAGATCTGGATATATGTTAGACCCAGCAAATACAAACAAGGTTTTAGGATTTTGGTTCCCAGAAGAAGACAAACAAGTCAGCAGTGCATCTATATTTGGAACCGTCAATAATACCTATTATTTTCCTCAATATTATTCGCAACAATGGTTAGATGGAACAAAAACTCTGAAGAAGTGGATTGATTTTACTTTTCCTTTACATAATTATGAATGGCAAGACCCAGATGGCAATGTAGTCGAAAGAAGTAAATATGCAAGAACCAACAATTCTCTCTTTACTGCTTACCAAAAAATAGTAGATGAATATAAACTGATTTTTGATGCTGATGGTATGACAATACCGGATGATAAGAATGCACCATTAGGAGATGAGACATACGAAAAATATGAGGCATACGAAAAAAAAGTGGGTTCGGTGTTGGAAGAATGGTTTATTCAGTTGTATGCCATGTTAAAAAAACGAAAGGTCGTGTTTTGCGAAGATAAAATACAAATGTTTCGCCACTTACTTTACGAGAAAGGAATGGCAAGATATTCCAACAATACATTCAGGGGTTATACTTTTCAGCGGGAGATCGAGCGCGCCGATAAAATCCAACAATGGTTTAATATTAAACATGGAGTCTATTTATACGCTGACTATTTTTTAAACCTTCAATCACCCCCTGACTATATTACGGGACAAACAGCAATTAAATACTTACCAACAATTTTTAATTTATGGTTGAGAGTCGACTCCCAGCGCCGTGCTGAGCGTTTTGTTGATAAGATTTACAGAGAGTTTGGAAAGGAGTTCGCTTATGATTATCGTGGCGGACATTTTATTAAATCTTCTTATTCACACATACAAGACCTTTTTTTTGATTCCAATAATGGTTTTGCGAGTAAATTGTTGAAAGATGAAGAAGTGCTTGACTGGTTTGCAACCCCAGAAGGTGCTGAAAGAGACGCAAAGAAAGCGGGGGTCTTTAATGAATACATGATTGATAATGAAAAAAAGGGTTCGTGGGAACCGCGAGATATAAATAGAGATGCACTATTGGAATGGATAGAATTACCTGATGGAGGGTCAAAACAAAGTGAAGTTTTAGTCCAAGGTATTTATAATTATCTGAAACCCAAAATAAAGGAACCAGTCGTCAGCGGTAAAGGATTGTATGAGGATTGGCACGCGATGCCCGCGGGAGCAGACAAGGACGCCAAGGCAAAGGAATTATTCGGTCTGGTTAAGGGCGGTAAAATACCCACGACCCCCGAAGAATTACAGGGCGCGGTCGACCACGGCAGTCCCAATTTGCGCCCCCCATTTTGTCGCAACGGCAACAAATACCCCGTCAAAGATATTCTCGTCAAACAATTCCCAGAGCATAAGAAATATGTGGAACCTTTCACTGGTTCGTCTGCTCTCTTTTTCAATAAGGCAAAAGCAGAGCAAAATGTCCTTAATGATTTGGATAAACGCATGATTCAGTCGCTTCGCTGGTTAAAGTCGGCACCTTCCAAAGGTGATCCAGAGTGGGATAAGATTGAGTTCAAGGGAAAACCATATATCTCTCAATACAAGGGCGACATGAGGGACGACAGATATAGTGGCGACCGTGTCGCCAATGCCCGAGCATTCTTCGCCAAGGTTCCCAATTCCATTATTGAAAAGATGGCACACTTTAAACTCGCTGGTTGTGCAGGGTTTAACGGGGTCTTTGCAAACAAACCCTCCCAGATATACAAGGTCAGCGAGAAACCACTCCAACGCATTGAAACCTATTTAGACCTATACAAAGAATACCTCAAAGGCGTGTCGCTCGAAACCAAGGATTACGCCAATATAATTAAGCAACATGATGGCGCCGACACCTTCTTCTTCATAGACCCACCATACGAAAACACTTCTTCGTCCCTCGGTTATGCCGAGGACAAAGGGTTTGACTTCCAACGCCTTCGTGAAACTTTGGAAAAGGTTAAGGGCAAGTTCCTGATGACTTTGAATGATAGTCCCAATATCCGCAAAATATTCCAACAGTTCAAGATTAATGGATTTTCTGCACCGAATACATGGAATACCCTCAAAGATAAGGCAGACCGGAAACCCCGCAAAGAAGTCACTATCCGCAATTATTAGGGTTCTTGGTTTTTTTTGGTTCTGTTTTAGCGATATATATGAAGCAAGGCGGATTTTGAATAGGCGGTTTTATTTTCGTTTAAATCCACCAGACCCAATTTTTGAAAAAAAAACCAAAACCTTGGTTTTTTTTTTGAAAAAAAATCCGTGGAGAATCTGAACGCCAAAAACGAAATCCGCCTTAAAAACCGCCTTGCGCAATATATATCACTGAGACAGAACAAAAAAAACCAAAGGGATTGTTTCTATTTAGAGATATTAGTAAAACAACATAAAATAATCTTCACGATATATATAAAACCAATGGATGCCATAGACCAAGAAGAAATCAACCGCCTATTAAGGATGAGGGACAACATCAGGAAGGCACAGAAAAAATATCGTGAGGCGCACCCTGACGTGATGAACCAGTATGCCTCCAATTATTATCATCGACACAAGGAAGACCCCGACTTTGTGCAAAGGCGTCGGGATAGAAGTTTAGAATACTATGCTCGCAAGAAGGCAGAAAGAGCGTCGCAGAGCGTCGCATAAATGGACACCCTATAAAATTGATCTGTTTTAGTTTTTATTGTGTAAAACACAATAACAACACACATTTATATTTAAATACACAAAATGCAGTCCACTGAAAATAAAATTGAAACAAAATCCGCAGAACAGTCAAATGGCAAAAACGCCACCCCCAGTTTATTTAGCGATATTAATAACATAAGTTCAAAGGGTTTAAAAAATAGTCTAATCTATATATATAAAACAGAAATGCCTGACCCCGCCAAAGACCCCGCCAATTTAGTTGCTTATGAAGAACGCCCCGACCCACGTGCAGTTTATTATATGAAAGAGATGACGCTCCCGCAATACACCAAACTCATAGGCAAGCGATGCTCCAACGACGCAGAACGCCGAGAGTTGTTCGGGAAGATGAAACGATACATAAACACGCAGTTCCAGTGCGCAGGTAAAATGAAAGTGGGATACAAGAACGACGAGTATGAAGGTCGCCTATTTAAGACCGACAACGGAATCCAAGGACACATGCGAGAATTGAGGGCGGTGATGTTTAGGAACTCGACAACCGACATCGACGCCCAAAACTGCCACCCGAACATTATTCGCTGGTTATGCCGAAAGCACGAGATTAGATGCCCACAATTAGACTATTATTGCGAGAACCGCGATGCATGTTTAAAGGCGATAAATAAACCACGGGAAGACGCAAAGCAAGCATACCAGCGGATCCCTTATAAATACCCCAAGACCCTGCTCCGCAACCACTCGAACAAAGACCGACGCATAAACAGTCCACACTTAAACGATTATGACGATGAGTTTAGTCGCATCCAACAAGAGTTCCACAAAATCCCAGAATACGCCAAGTTTTACGAGGCAGTTCCGGATGATAAGCGGGACAACATTTTAGGGTGCGGGTTAAACAGAATAATCACCCATTTTGAAAACACCATGTTAAAAGCAATGCAGGGGGTCTGTAAAGATGAAGACCTGAAAATATGCTGTTTAATGATGGACGGGTTAATGGTTTATGGCGACCACTATAAAGACGCAGACCTGCTCGGCAAGATGAGCGCAAGGTGCTGGAAGGATATGGGTCTGGCGATGCAGTTCTCGTTTAAAGAACACGACGACATAATCCAAATCCCGCAAGACTTTGAATGCCCGATTGAAATAGAAACCAAGGTCTTAACCGACACCCAAAGCACACCTGCGGTGGAGCAAATGCTTAAACTGCTTAATGCCAACAGCGTCAGTGATGTTTATTATGAACTGCGGGGTTCCAAACTGAAACACATAGGTGGCGATACATGGTATAAGTTCAACGAAAACCGCAAACTATGGGTGGAGGTCGGCGGTTCCACGCTTAACCACCAGATGATTGAGTCCTTATCAATTATCATCGAGAACGAGGTGGGTAAAAAACAAGCATACTGCGACAAGTTAGAGGAAGACCCAGAAGCAGTGGATAAAGTAAAAGCAGTGCGCAAACAAATCCAAGAGATTAAAGACCTGCAACGGCGGGTCGGCGACGGCAACTTTATAACAATGGTTCGGACGAAACTATTAGCGGGACGGTGCGAGGACTTAACCTTTAAGTCGCGACTTAACAAGGCGATTAATCAAATAAGTATCTCGGACGGTCAAGTTTTGGATTTATTAACTATGCAGACCAGACCCCGCACGGACGAGGACGAATGGTCGTTTGAGTCGCCATGCGTTTTATTAAAACCAGACGACCCACAAATCAAGTTTGGCGAAAAATACTTTACGGATATGTTCCCCAACGAAGGCATCCGCCAAGTAGTTTTAAACGCGATTAAAACGACCATCACCGGAGTACCGATAAGGACGATATTCTTCCACATAGGCAAAGGCAACAACGGCAAGTCGCTCTTATTGGATTTAATCCGCAAGATGTTCCCAGTTATAACCGATCTGATTAGTAAAAACGTGATAGTTAAGCAAAAGTCCGACAGCAAACTGACCACCGAGTTAGAGAACCTGCAATTTATAAGGTTCGGACAAGGGTCAGAATTATCGGAAACCGACTTATTACACGAGGACAACGTCAAGCAAATCACTGGCGACGGCATACTTAATTATAGGGGGATGCGTAAAACCGATGCCACAATATCGGTCGCCTGCACACTTCACTATGCCTCCAATAACATGGTAGAATGCTCGCTCGACCACGCCATTATGAAACGCATGTATCCTATATTATACGAGGTCGCCTTTGCGATACGTCCAGAGTTCAAGGACGAGTGTTATGCGAACCTCAGCGGGATATTTACTTACCTTATGACGCAAGGCAAAATCCAGCGGGTCTTTGAAACCGACACCGCACCAAAAGAACTGCAAGCGTTTAAGAAAGACCTGTTTGATGGTAAAGACCAATATAAATCGTTTATCGAGGAGCGATGTATCCCAAGCACAAAGTGGATAGACAGGTCGCAATTTATGGAGCAGTTTAGACAATGGGGCATAACCAACTATGGACGGGAGTTTCAGAACCCAACCTCCACAAAGGTAGGCAAAAACCTCGCACGACTTAATTATGAAGTAAATAGGTCAAACGGTGTTTATAAAATCGCAGGGTTAGAATGGCGACCCCATACACAGCAGACCGAGCAACCAGAGGCGGACGAGAATGAGTTTGTGGAGGTGGAGGAAGAAGAAGAGGTTGAACCCGAACCACCCAAACCCAAGGTCGATATTGATGCATTAAAGGCAAGGGGTCGCGCATCCAAAGACCCACAAGAGATACTGAAACTCGCCAAACAGATTAAGGACGCAATGGCAGAAAGTAAAAATGAGATGATTTAAACGGGTCGCACACCCTGATAGTGCAAGTGTTTGTTATTGTTTTTTTTTATCCCATACATGTATATGGAATCAAAAGTAGTCATAATCCAAGATTTAGCAGGAAATATATTGTTGGTCGACCGAGAAAAAAATGTGGTCAGATAGTATATGTCCGCAATCACCAAGGAATACCTGAACCGTCTTTACGATGATATGCAAGCAGAACAGATGAAATTATTAAACGCAGTCAAAAATGGGCAACTGGACGAAAAAGCGGTGACCAAACAGACGTCCCTTATTAATAGCATTCTCATCAATACTATGCGATTACGAAATGCCCGTGAAGATAAGGGCAAGAACGGATTACCCGCTTACATGGGTAAATAAACATTGTGAAATATATTTAGAGATTTGTTTTATCTATATATATTATACTGAACGATGCCCTATACACAAGAGTTCGCCATTGGTTTTGCCCTATTCACATTTTGGACTGCAACCGCTATAATGGGTGCGGGTCTATTGAGAGGATATATTGAAGCACCAGACGCAGGCAACGCCCGCTATTTAAGACACCCATATAACTGTACTCCTATGGAAGCGCGAGAACCCTTTATAGTGAATCGTCCATAAAGGGAAAGTTGATGGGTCGTTTCACCGATATTTTCCAGAGCAGGTCTTTTAAAATGGTGCGATTTAAACGGCGATCTTTGTCGTCGTAAAGCATTAAATAGGACTTGAAATCTTCCTCCACTTCACGACGACCTATGGAGCGGAAACGATTACCCCGCCCTGCAAACATATAGTATGCCCACGCCACCACTGACCAACCGCAATAGGTGTCGTTGATGTCTTGTATTTGGTTTGTGTTATATAGGAGCGGTTTATATTTATCAAAGAACCGCACGACCTCTGGGGGTGGTGCGATTCCAAAGGGGTCATAATACATGGCGGTGTCGCCTATTAATGCCAACCCGACCCAGTGGGTTCCGACCTCGCCCACGTCGCTCATATTCATTACGATAAATCCATTATCTCGTGGCGTTTTGGGTAAAGCATCTTTAAGAAAAACCCCCACGAGCGGAACCCTTAAACCCTTCATTATTTCCTCAATATCAATGTTGGTTAAAATGCTCATTATATATATTACCAGAGCAAATAATAGGAGAGGAAAGCAGGTGTCCACTTATCTGCGGTTGCCCACCGACGATTGCGTGATTGGAAACTTTTGCGACGGACTGGGTCGCCATGTCGAGTGAAATCCTCGTATCCCATCTGCCCGAAATGTATCCATTTATCCTCGGGTGATAATACCATGTATTTTTTAGTGGCACGGGTGCTGGGTCTTATTACTGCATCTTTGCCGAGATATTTATAAGCAAGTTGCTGGACTTTTTTGGGGTCGGTGTATTGTTCCATATATAATTAAGGGACAATAAAAATGGGCGGGAAAGGCGGATTTTAAGGCGGTTTTGTTTTTTGAGGTTCAGATTCCCCACGGATTTTTTTTTGAAAAAAAAACCAAAACCTTGGTTTTTTTTTTGAAAATTGGGTCTGGTAGATTTAAACGAAAATAAAACCGCCTATTCAAAATCCGCCTTGCTTTGGGATATAGATGAGACAAAAAACTGCCTATGCCACTCTCATTGCTTGAACATCCGCATTTGTAGTAGCAGTTGCTGGTGCTGTTCCTATACCACCGCCACAACTTCCCACAACATATATTGTAGTTGTTGCCGATAGAGAAAACTTTCCATTAACCAACAAATTAATAGCACCATCGGCATTATCCGCCATCCAATCATTTACATAGGTGCTTTGAGTTCCACTGGTAGTTGATAAACTCAAACGGAAAAAGTTTTTAGCAAACGATACAAAGTTCGTCATTCTTACTCTCACTTGAACATCCCATACACCAACACCAAGGTCAAATTGAGCAAGATTTCCAGCACTGGTGGTTATTGTCGTGAGACTTGTTGATGTTGGTGTTTGAATGGTTCCTATATCAAAAGCAGAGATTGAAGCAGGGGTATATGCTGGAGTTAAAGGCATCCCCAAATTAATCGTGCAAGATGAATTAGTTTCGCCTATATTAATAGTAGAAGTGGTGGTTCCAAGACGAATAGTTCTGGATCCTCCATATCCCAATTTTAATTCTCCAGTCCCAGCACCAGAACTGCATATTGTGACCGTCTGGTTATTAGCACCAATTGCTGAATCATATCCGATAAGAATTGACCCACCCGTCATAATTGTTGACCCAATTCTTATATTCCCAGTTGTGATATTAGTACCAAGTTCCATAGTTCCAGTTGCGGTAGCACCGTTATAAGCGTTAGATAAAACCGAAGACAGAGTTGATGCCCCAGCACTCAAAGTCCCAGCAATCGCCATTTTTGATGCAGTTATAGTGCTTCCCGCCAAAGCGACCGTAGTTCCAGTAGTATTTCCAATGGTTATGGTTCTGGTTCCAGTTCCAGTGCCGATATTGATTGGTGTTTGCGAAGTTGATTCCGTCCCAATATTAATAGTGGCAGTGGCATCAGTCATTGCTTGTCCAAAATTAAGTGTTCCACTAGTTATATTTGCATTTACTGAGACAGTTTTACCTCTGATAAGTGTTGAACTACCAGTGGAACCAACACTACCGATAGTTATATTTTTATTACTATCCGCAGTGCCTATTTCAATTGCCCCAGTATGCGCCGACCCAGTGCCGATATTAATTGCTTGGGATGAAGAAGTCGAATCGGTTCGTCCTATATTTATGTTTCCACTTGTTCCACTATCTCCTATATTTATATTTCCAGAGGCAGTTGGACGGAGTAAAACATTGCTTCCACTTATAGCGGTATTACCACCACCGGTGACACCGATAGTTATAGTTTTACTTGAAGATCCAGTGCCGATATTAATTGACCCAGTTCTCGCAGTCGCAGTTCCTATATTTAGCACCCCAGCAGTTTCGTCAATCGTATCAAACTTGCTGATGGTATGGACTCCGGTCGCATCTATTTTACCACCCCTCGTTGAAACGCCACCTGAAGTATTTGAATAAAAATCTATGCGACCACTATCGACGGGATAGTCTATTTTGTATTGAGGATTCAGGTCAGACATGACAAGAGAGTCGATAGTAGTTGGGTCGACGGTCGTTAAAGAAGATGCTGTTAAACCAAACGGGAATGTTTCTGAACCCTGAGCAACGGGGAAAGCAAGGAAATCACCTGCATCGTTAGTCAAAAAGACGTCTGGGTTAAATATTGTTAAAGTTTCGGAAGGGGGAGCGTATGTTGCCATTATATATAATGGCGACATATTAATTTATGAAAGCATAGATTTTAGAGGGCGTTTGCGGATGCGTCCGCTCGCAGTATAACCGTATGGTGCCTCGGGAGTTGGTTCGAGCATGGCGGGGTCTTCGCTTACGGATTCTTCGGATTCTTCGCTTACAGGGTCTTCGCTTACGGGGACTTCGGATTCTTCGCTTACGGGGATTTCTATAACGGGGACTTCGGATTGTATGCTTAAATCCTCCTCAATATATCCAATTTTCACGAGGTCATCATAAATGACTTGGATTTTGTGTTCGGGTGTTTCGGGTGCGACAGTGGACACCTCGGGGGCAGATCCGCCCTTAACCGTATCATCCACGGGTATATTTATGGTTAAAGGTGGTTGCTGGAAGCGATGCATGTTTTTGAAGTTATTGATGTTAAAAATGGAGAACATTGTCTTGGTATAATATAGAGACAGATAATATAATGACGGACAAAAAAACGAACTTGGTTAATTTTTACGAAAAGATGCCGAAAAATCTGCTGACAACGAGCAACAACCCGCACTATGAAACACACCACATTAAAGTGCCGTTTAGAATGCTCATAGTGGGTTCATCAGGGTCATACAAGACCGGAACTCTCTTAAACCTTATTAATATCATGGCGGGGACGTGGGATAAAATCGTCATCATCACAAAAAATGCTGACGAACCACTCTACCGATTTTTGCAGACCAAAATCAAGGGCGACCAGTTGGAGATTTTAGAAGGCATTGAGAAAATCCCCGATTTAGACAAGTTCAATAAGGCGGACAATAACCTCGTGGTGTTTGACGACCTTATGCTCGACAACCTGAAATATGTGGCACAATATTTTATTAGAGCGAGAAAGCGAAATGTGTCGTGTGTGTTTATAGCACAGTCCTATTTTGGAAACGGCGACAAGGAGTTTAAGAACATACGGCGAAATGTGAATTATATCATTTTGAAAAAGATTAGTGGGATGCGCGATCTGCAATTGATTATGCGGGAGTACTCTTTGGGTTTAACAAAAGAAGAGATGGTAAAACTCTATGAAGGAACCACGGGTAAATCGCTCCAAGATTTTCTGATGATAGATATTGATGCCCCGCCCGAAGGGCGGTTTAGACATAACTTTGATGTGATTCAAGACCTTCCGGAGTTTTTGAAATAATTTTCCCCACTATTAATATACAATGACCAGCGTGAGAGAACTGAAAATGATGGTTGAATTAGGCAACCGCCAAGCAAAAGTGAATAACGAAATGCTGGGATGGATAGGCACAAGCACCAATTCGGCACAGCAAGACTCGCTATTGATTGAAGACCGCGACGCCGAGGATTTAATAGAAGACCTGACTGGCGAGGATTTGGATTATGACATAGAACATGATATGCAGGCGCAAACCGAAATAGCGGATTCATTAGAATTGGTTATGGAAAAATTGATGCCCGAATTAGAAAAGAGGGCATTCACATCAGCAGTGAGAAACAACCCTTATATGTATCAAGGCAAACCTCTATATTTTCCAGTTGGGATGTTGAGTGCGACAACGGATATAGCAAGGTCGCAAAATGATGCCCGAGAAGATTTTAACACCGAGTTTGAAACAACCACACTGCCCGATACAATGGAGGAAATGGTTAGAGAAGAGCAAGAAAAACAAAAACGGATATTGACTGGGTTATACAAAGAGAAGCGTATCAATGAGGCAAAGGCACTCAATATTGGAGAGCGAAGCACTGCACAATATCCCAACGAATCCAACGAAGACTATGTTGCCCGTATTGCGATGATTAACCAGTCGTTGCCCGATAAGGACACCATTATCTCACAGCAAAGAAAGAAACAGCGTCTTAAATTAATAGCATCAATGAAAGCAGTCGCCACGCCTGTGGACGCAGAAGAGATAGTTCGTGATTTTAGCGATGACGAGGTGATAGTTCTTAACCGCACCATAAAGGCATTTTTGGAAGACACCCGAAAGAAATACACCCGATTAGATGTGAAAACATTCCAAGTATTAGGTCATACATGGGTGAGAAGGGTTGCGCGAATGACCTCGGGAACGGGGTATATTATGGGTGATTTGCGTGATGATGCCGAAGAAATGATGGCGGGAGGACAACCAACAATAAAACAAGAGGAAGCAGTTGAGGAAACCACCGCAGGTGAATCGGCACCTCCCGCAGATGAAGGTTTAATGTGGAAAGAATTGGAGGCGTTGCTATTGGCGAGAGAAGGCAGATCGGGTGGCAAGCGAACCAAAGCGGAATGGTTAGAAGCATTGCGGGAAACGGGATTGATAGGCGAATCCGGAGATGAAGACCGAAAAGGACGGTTGTCGTTTGACCCCTATGTCGCAAACCTCGGCGCTCGTGAAATCGTAAAGAAACTCACAAAAGACCTCTTTGAAATTAACCAAAAAAAATACAAGGTGGATAGATTGGTGCCAGAAGAATACGCAGGATTGGGTATGGTTAAGGGACGCAAAAAGGCACAGATGCGTGCCGTCTATACGCAAAAGAAAATCATAGAAGGCAAAGGCATAGCAATCCCCGCAAAAGAGGAGCAATATGTGCAGTTCGGCAAGTTTCTCATAGATGAACCCAGATTGAAGAACGGAGTACTGCGAGTTATATATCACTCGACGGGTGTGGCGCACCCCGATTTTAGACCACAAGAAATCAGCAAAGACCTTCGTGATGAAATAAGCACAATGTTGGAAACGGGTAAATGGTCGGACAGAGCATTGAAACATTTAGACAAGGGCGAACAAACGACCCTCAAAAAATTAATGGAAAAGTCGGGGGTGGCACGGGCGATGGGTATTAAAGAACTGCAAACCGACGAGATGAGTGAAGATACAAACCGCTGGGAACTTCTCAAAGGCGAACTCCGCATAGGCAACAACTCGCCCCGTATAATTAAGGAGATGGAGCAGTTAGTGCAGAAGTTTATGAAAATCGGTCGGGTTAAGAAACAGGAGGGATATAAACTGTTGTATGAATTAAAATCCCTTGGTAATGTATAAGA